GAATCCAGAGATACTGGCCGGAGGTGGCGACCACGGTGGGGACGCCGATGTAAGTGACATAGTCACCGCCCGAGCCGTCAGCCTTGACGCAGTAGAACGGGCATTCCATCAGCTCGATGGTGGTGGTGGCCGCAGTGACCGCCGTGGTCAGCGGGGAATCCAACTTGAGGGTCAAGGATCCGCCGGTCGTTGTCAGCGCCGGATGGCTTTCGATCATCCTCATCTGGGGATGCTGACCGGAGCCGTTGCCGATGACGATGTATCCGCCGGCCAGCTCGTTGGCTGACAGTACGCCGGTGGTCAGGATGCCGATCTCGGTGTCGATGGTGACGGTGACGTACTTGGACCCGGCAGCGCCGGCAGCCAGGGTCTCGCCCTTGTAAGCTGCGGCCTGTGCGGCAGCGGTTGCCTGGGTCGGAGCCACGGCGACAGTGTTGGTTTTCTTTGCCTTGTAGGCCATGACCTCGGGGTTGCAGGTGCCGTTGGCGTACGCGTAGACAAAGGTCCTCAGCCCGGTGCGCAGGACGGTGCCGATCGGGTATTTCTGCACATCGTCGGCTTCATACGGCGTCCCGCCGTCGTTCAGGAGAAACGCATCTCCAATGTTCTTCATGTGTACTCTGCGAAGTTTGCTCATTTAATTACCTCTTTTTTTTATTTTGATAGGGGGGTCCGGGCTCACCGGGCCCCCGTCAAAGCCTGGTGTATCAGGTTTAAGTGTCGTTGGACATGAGACGGAAAGCGTCTTCGCGGATAACGCCGCCACCGACGCGGAAGTGGACGATGAAACCGACAAGCCCTGCCTCAGCGTAGAGCTCGTCCAGCCTCTGGATGGAAATGCCGGCGCGGTCGACGATCATGTAGCCGAGCTTCCAGTTGCCGAAGATCACGTTGGTCTTGGCCAGGGTGTCCGCCGGGTAGCCCATGTCGTTCTGGTTGTAGATCGGGTACCCGTCGATATTGTTCGGCTGCCCGACCAGCAGGGAAGGCTGCCAGAGGAAGGGGCCGTCTGTTGCGGTGTATCCGCCTCCCCTTAATGCCCTTAGCTGGGCCTCGCACTTGGAGTTCATCAGCCAGGATGCGCCATTGCGGTACTGCGCGGGCAGGTCGTACTCCAGTTTGAGCAGGTCCTCGAAAATCGGGGTGTCATCCGTGGTCCAGTTGCGGCCGTAAGTTCCGACCGCGGCTGCGCCTGCACTGGAACCGATGCCGGTCAACAGTGTGGTGTTCACAGCCACGCCTTCAGGCTCGCTGGAGTTGTGTCCACTGCCTATGACAAAGGCTTTAGCCTCAGCGTTGGCGATGGCCACGGAGAAACTGTTGGCGATGAGAGCTGACAGATTGGCGTCGGTGTCGTTGAGCTCGTCCTTGCCGACCTTGGTCAGGCCCGCCAGGTCCTCGGCGTAGATATACTCTTTGGACGGCACGATGGTGCTCTCGGTGATGGCTGTGCCGAGCTCGAGTTTGCCCCAGCCCACGGATACTTCCGTCATGCTGCGCTTGGAAACCTTGTCGCGGGACGTGTTGCGGATGGTGGCCAACTGGCGGATGACGTTGATCTGCGGCAGACCGCGGTAAATCTCGGCCTCGAGGTCCTCGGGGACCATGTAAAGACCGGTGGTGTCTTCCACCAGCGCCCGCTCTTCCTTGGAAAGCCCGGAGCGGCCTTCACGCATCGCCTTGAAAAAGGCTGCCCTCTTCTCGGCCTTGCGGTCTTCCTGGATTACGGCCTGGTGGGTAGGAGCGTGTTTCATCTCCATCTCGTTCTGGCGCTCGATCCTCTCAATGTCCCCGCCGTACGCCAGTGCGTCAGCGTGCATCTTGTCGAGGTTTGTCCTGTCCTCCGGGGTTAGAGGCTCAGTCCTGTCGAGGATGGCCTGGGCGTCGGCTATAAGCTTGGCACGTTTTTCCTTTAAGGGGTTCGGATTGATCATGTTAGTTTCCTCCTAACTTTAGAAATTTTTGTCTTTCCTTATATATCTCCAGGCTGTCAGCGTGCTCCTCCTGCGGAGACGCACTCTGTTCGTCCGGGTTAGATAAAGCGTTGATATAGTCCCGCACTTTTACGCTGGTCTGCGGATAGGCCGGGTAGGTAACGATTGAAACGTCGTAGAGCTTCATGTCCAGCAATGTGCGGACCGGCATCTTCTTATCTTCCCACTGGTCCTTGATCACACTGAATTTGAAAGAACACTGGTTGATGTCACCCCGGCTGATGCTCACCTGCAGGTCCCGGCACCATTGGGTGTCAGGCAAAGGGTTGATCTCGAAGAAAACTCCCTTGTCATCCTCGGAGAGCTGGAGGGTACCTGCCTTGTTACGACCCAGGATGTAATTGGAATCGTGGTTAAAGGCCGCCCGGATGTCGTCTTCTTTGATCGCCCTCGAACATGCCCCCGGGGACACCTGCTCACGGAATCCTCCAAGGTCCTCGGAGAGTTTGTTATACACAATGGCGTAGCCCTTTATCACCGGCTGCTTGTCTTCCCTCTCCTCGACTCTTAGTTCGGCCTGATCTATACTTCTTAATTCAATATCTTCCATTTCAGTCTCCTCTTTTCCAGTTGGTTATGGTGGGTTCGGGATCGTCCGTCGAAAGCATCTCCTTGGAGATATCAACATATTTGCGGACATAGGCATTCAAGTCCGCGCCCGCCCTCTCAAATACGGGCTCCAGTTGTGAGCGTATAAAATTTGGGAAGTCCAAATACAGAACATCCAACTGTGACCTGAACCCGTCTGGGTCTTTCTTCCATGCCTTCAATAAGGCTTGCTTTTCCCTGTACGATATCCTTGCGAGGGCCGCATCAAAAGAAGCCTGGAGTTTATTTCTTACATCCAGCGGGCAGTCCTCCCACGGAATAACATCGACAAGATTGTTCTGCTGTACGCCCGCCATTTTCATCGGTATCATGTTGGCCTGCGTGTAATATTCATCCCCACCCGGGTCGTCGATGGGGTTCCAGTTTTCCTTCTCGCGGATCTCGTTGGGGCTGATTGAACCCAGGTAGAACAATTCTTTATAAAATAACGCCCTCGCCTGGGAGTCGCCCCTCAGTAAACCTTCGGCCAGGAACTCGCTGAAATAATCGCTGCCCAGCCCGAAGAGCTTATAATTGGTCTCCTGCTCGGCAAAGACGAACCAGGGATTCATTGTGTACATCAGGAATTCAATGCCCTGGTGCTCGATGTTGGTGAACGTGGCGTGGGTGAGCTCGTTGATCATGTGCAGCGGAACGTGGAACATCCTCGCTATATCGACGATCTGAAAAAGCCTTGTTTCAAGGAACTGTGAGTCGTTGTTCGGGATCCCCACCTTCTGGTAGGTCATGCCCTCCTCCAGTAGGAGAAGCCGGTGATCCCGCCCCAGGCCGGCGTATTCTTCGTCCAAACTCTTTTGGAGGTTTTTGTGTCCCTGCTCGGATAATACCTTGGGGTGCTGGGCGACGCCGCCGACATTGGCGCCGCGCGAGAAGAAGTGCCCGCCGAATTGCTCCGTGGCTATCGCTAAGCCGATGGACTCCCTGGCTTGCGCGATCACGGACAACCCTGAGATACCGTCAAGGCTTAAACCGGTATAGTGCCAGACCTGCCAGGCGGCGAGGTTCTGTGTTTTCCCGTCCGGCAATTCCACCTGGTAGAACAGTGTTTTATTCTCTGACCTGAGAGGTTTGCATTTCCACGAAGGGATAGGCCACAAAGCGATCCGTTGCCCGCTGTTGTCATATTCGATTTCGGCGTAACCGTTACCATACAAAAGCGCGTGCGCCATTTCCATAGCCCTGAACTTCGCGGAGCTCTGCTCCGGATTTGGCCTGTCATGTAAAACTGGATATAAAGCATGACTCAGCGCCCGGTCCTTGCCCCTGGGTAAACGCTTGTAAGTTATCCACGGCACGCAGGCGAAGGTTGTCGACAGGAGATTCACGCACGCGAAAACGGCGGATTGTCTCATGGCGGTGGTGGTGTTTACATCTACGCCGGCCTGATTCTTATATCCTCCCAGCCCCAGCCAGTAGGCCGGGTTGCGGGGGTTAGTTGTGTTCGATCTCTTTTCAATATAACTTTTTATTATGCCCATATTTAGTCACCTTTAATTCCGCCAGTAAGTCCGACGTACATAAGGCTTGCGCCCGCTGCGATATAAGCTGCGGGCGGGAAAATTAACCAGATCCCAATCATTGCCCCGATCCATCCGGTAACAATCAGGATGTCCGATAAATCCAATTTCTTCATAAAGAGATAGCTCCTCTCTTTTCATATATCGACGGAGGATCCTCAGCATGTATTACAGCCCGGCTTATGGCCATGATCAAAGCCACCATGCCGTCGATCTTCTGTGTGGCCTTGGCTTTGTCGGGTTTTAGATTCCCTGCCGGGTCCTGCTGGACCACCAGGTTGTCGGCGTTCCACCTTAGAATCGGATTGCCGCCGTGCCGGATCTTCTTCTGCAAAACTAAATTCATCAGCTCTTTGGTGGGCGAGCTCATCGAAGCGTATCCCTGGCCGAAAGAGATTAACTTCCGCCCGGATTCTTTGGTATCTGAGGTAAAACCCAGTTCCTCAAGGTCGACAACCAGTTTCTGGGATCCCCAGCGGTCGAAGGCCAGCTCCCTTATGTCGTAGAGCTGCAGCCAGTCTTCAATAAACTGTAAAATACTCCGGTAATCAACCACATTCCCCTCGGTTAAAGTGATCAACCCCTTCTTGGCCCAGGCCCGGTATGGTACCCGGTCCTTCTTTTCCTTCTCTACTGCGGTCTCGCCAGGTATCCAGAAGTGCGCCAGGACGTCGTGCATGCCATCGTCCCGAGGGAAATCCAATAGCAGCGCCGTCAGGTCCGTAGTGCTGGCCAGGTCGAGCCCGGCGTAACATGGCTTGCCTTTTAAATTCTCAACTTCAACCTTTGCCTTGCAGGAGTCCCAGGCCTCCATCGGCAGCCAGCGCTCGGTTGAATTAACCCACTGATTCAGATAAAGCCTCCTGAAGGTCATCTCGAGGGCCGGGGTCTCTTGCGCCTTCTTGCACAGCGAAGCGAGCTCGTCAAGGTTTCTGAATGTCCCCAGTGCCGGGTTGCAGGCTTTCCAAACTTCCGCATCCGTCCAGTCGGCGTCATCCGGAGCTGCATAGATCACCGGTAAAAATGTCGTGTCTTTGATTACACCTTTGAGAACCTTCTCAGCATAATCGTGCTGCTCCCAGCAGATCGAGTTCCTGTCGAAGCCGGCGGTGGTGATCACTATTACCAGTGGCTGCCGGCGGGAGCCGACCGAGGTGGTCAAGACATCCCAGAGATCCCGGTCGGGGGCCGCATGGAGCTCGTCATAAATCACTCCATGGGCATTGTATCCGTGCTTTGTGTAGGCCTCCGCCGATATGGCCCGGTAAAAACTCCTGGTCGACGGGACATATATTCTTTTGACACTGGTAAGTATCGTCGCTCTGGCGTTTAAAGCCGGGTCCTGCTCGACCATGGAAGCGGCCTCGTTGTAAACGATGGAGGCCTGGTCGCGGTCGTTTGCCGCCGAATAAATCTCGGCGCCCATCTCGCCATCCAGGAAGAGCAGATAATTAGCGAAGGCCGCTGCTAAGGTCGATTTCCCGTTCTTGCGTGGGAGTTCGATGTAACAGGTCCGGTATTGCCTGGTACCATCTTTGTTAAGAGTTCCGAATAACTTGCGGACAATGGCTTCCTGCCAGGGCATCAGATTGAGCGGCTTGCCCGCCCATTCTCCCTTGGTTTGGCGTAACGCACTGATAAGCGTTACAGCCCTGTCCGCTGCAGCTTTGTCTATCTTTGATTTCATACATTCCTGGGTTTCCGTTCAGCTTTTAAGAGTTCCCTTTCAAGGGGAGTCATCTTTTCGTCTGTTGAATCCGGCGAACCCGGCGAGGTGATCCCCAGCTCGACGGCGAACATCTTGACCTGGCCCCAGGCGCGCTCGGCGACACTGCACTCGGATTTCTTTTTAAGGACTGTGAAAGAGTCGCCGCCCTTCCCGTACATGGTCACCTCGCGGTCAAAGCCGTCTCTCAATTCGATCTCAGCGCGGACCGCCCGTGAATACGCCGAGCAGTAACCTTCTAAGGTCGCGTGGTTCACATCTGCCAGCATTCCTTTGTCATAGAGCACCTGGCATACCCGCTCGAATTCCTCTTTAGCGTATTCATCGAACCAGGCGGGGCATTTGATCGGGGTCATTGCGGCCTGCTGCTGTACCGGTTCCTGCTTCTTTATAACGGGTCTTTTGCTGACAGCTCTTTTGCTGACAACTTTTACCTTCCGTTTTGCTTTGGGACGTTTCTCATGGCGGTCTTTCCGGAACGTACCCTCTCGTAAGTGCTGCTCAGCCGTTTTCTTGTTATGACCTCCTGACCCTCTACCACCCATGGCTGTTAATATTCCTCATGTTAATTTGATTCCTCTTTTGCTGACATTTCTTGCGCGAAGCTGGCACACGGTTTTGGAGTGCTCTCGTCTGTAGAGATTTTACCCGCCATCCCCTATGCTGACAGATTATTATGTCAACAATATATTTCTTAAGTTATAATCTTGTTGCCGAAGCCACCGTCTTCGTTGGCAGTCTTCTTGTCGTGGTGCGGCCGGCACATCGATTGCCAGTTGCTTTCGTCCCAGAACAGCGCCTGGTTGCCTTTATGGGGGATGATGTGGTCGACTGTATCCGCTGCTGTCACCCTACCTTCTATAAGACAGTGCACACATAACGGATGTTCTATTAAATACAGTCTGCTGACCTTATGCCAGCGATAGTTATACCCGCGTTCATTGGCGCTGGGCCTGGCTGCGTCCTGCTGCTGAAGGGCTCGCTGTCTGTGCTCATCACAATAGCCTGTGCGGTCGGTGGTTAGACCCGGGCATCCGGGCTGGCGGCAGGGGCGGGCTGGTTTGTACGGCACTTAGAACAACCACCATGGCGAATTGACACGCAACCATGCTCCAAGGACGAGTTCAATAAGGATAAAAAGATAGACCAGAGTGATCTGGAGTTTCATTCATGGATGCGGGGCCTGGGATTGAACCAGGTCGGACCAGTTTATGAGGCTGGCGCTCTACCACTGAGCTACCCCGCAATGATTGGGAGTAGCTATATGATAGCCAGCTGCCCCCGCTTGAATATGGTAATCAATGGGGAGTCGGAGCCGGGCCTCATCCCCTTATTCGATCCCCGGTGATCTCACCACGCTCATTGTGCACGCTGCCTTTAAAGCGTTTGACAAATGCCTGGATTCCGTGCGCACGTCCACCAGGACTTACAGGCGGTGGTTAGCAGAATTATAACTTGAGAAATAAAAGGGCCGGGTCGCCCTACACAGCGCCCGGCCAGCGGCCTAAGGGAATAAAAAAGAACTTCCCTGTCACAGGAAGTCCAATCTAACGAAATTGTAAAGGGTTTTATATGTGGGTGTCAAGTTTTCTGGGGCGTTAGCTTCGCCGTGCTGTAACGCCCACTGTCCCTATTCTCTTTATTCAGTGTCCTTCTCATCCTGCTGATTATTCCTTCATTCCAGCAAGTCTCGGGAGCGTCCTCGCCGCATGTCCTTTTACATATCTTCCCGCAACCCTTGAGGATGCAGTCATTGACCAATGCGCGCTGCATGCTTGATAACGGATAAGGTATCCGATTGCCGTTGTCATCCCGTTTGTCCATACGTCCCAGGTGAATGAGCAAAGACACACTCATAGACTGGCAGGCTTGCGCCCATATATCACCGCGCGGGGACAAAGAGGACATCGCCTGGTCAAGGTCGGCCTTCATAATCAACGCAGTTTCGAGGGGGTTCTTGCTCCCTTTGTGGAATTCACCTATTTCCTCAAGGGTGACCTTGCCCTGTAAAATTTCCGAGTAGTGGGTCAGAGTGTATTTAAGACGTGCATTAGAGTATGATTCCTGACTCATAAAACCTCCTGGTTGCCGCAGTTCCAGCAGAGAAAATACCTGCAGAGCTTGATCATCTTCCCACCACAACAACGACATATCATTGACATATCATCTCGACCTCATCACAGTCTTATTCCCGACTCCGATGGGTGAGCCGCGCATCCCCATCATTGACGGTGGGGTGATGCGGTAGTTATGCGGCAGCCGGACAGCGCAGCCCGTCACGCAGGTGTTTCCCTTGGAAGGCGGTCCGCCTTCTCTCTCGCACGGTTCGAACATAAGGTGGTCGGCTGCCCGGATGAACCGGGCTACCCTGTTGCGCATGCCGTCATAAATTGGGTCATCAATCGGTCTCATCATCCCTCCTGCTAAAGTGTGGTTTAATGCGCATTTCATGATCGATTTCGTCTGTGGTTTCCAGTTTGGCATCGATGGTTACGTTTTTCCTTGGCGCCGGGTGAAACTCCCAGCCCAATTGACAGCAGATCACCGCCAGGGAAGCGCGGCCTCTTTCGGTCAGGCAGTCCAGAAAGTCAGTCATCCGCAGCTCCGCTTATTTCTGGGGCAATAACTGGTTTCACGGGTTTATCAGGATCGACCCATTGCTTTGTCGAGTAGTCGTATTCAAGTCCTGTGTTTAGTTTGGATAAAATATCCTTCACATTCTCGATGAACTACTCTCTCCCTATCTCGTCAATGAACTTCTGTGCATTCTGGTAAGCTGTGAAATGATCGTTCCCGCGCGTGACCAGCAGACCTGTGGACTTTTCGGTCACATGCCAGATGCCATCGAACTCGTGGGCGAAGAGCTCTACCCCATCGG